AATTTCACTTTCGAGTTCTGAAGTTTGTCGTTGGTACTCAGTAATTTTTGTATTATTGGTAGAAATGCCATTGTTGAGTTCAGAGATCATCGAGGATACTTCTGCAAATCTCTTGTCCTTAGACTGTTCTTCGGCAATAGATGATTTCAGATCAGAATATGCTTGATTAAGCTCTCGAGCTTTATCTTCAATATCCCCGATCTTATTTAAGCGAAACTGTTCTTCAATGTCCTGATCACAGGTAGGGCAAACCGAATTTTCTTTGAAAAACTTATGATCTTCTGTCAAATTCTGCATCTTTTGTTGCAGTTTTGAACGAACGGAAGATAATTTCTTAATGGTTGCATTAGATTTTGACAAAGATTCTGCTTCTTTTTGAAGATCTGTGTCAATAGTTTTCTGATTCTTAACATTCTCTTTCTGTAAATTTTCAGAAAGCGTAAGCAACTGTGTTACTTTATGTTGTTTCTCTTTGATTTTTTCTCTACCACGCTTATCAAGATCACTGATAAACTCTTTTTGCATCTCAATTTTATCTTGTACCATATCTTTCTTAATAGAAAGTTGTTTCACAAGATCATTATTCTCTCTGACACGATCTTTGAGAATATTACCCATGCTAGAGAAGATTTTTATATCAAGTAGATCTTCCACAATGTCCCTACGATTAGGTGCATTAAGTTGCATGAAAGGAACAAACGTAGCAGAACCCAGAATAACTGTCTGCGTAAAAGACTTATAATTTAGTTTAAGAATATTTTCTTCCAGATACTTCTGTTGATCAATTGCATTGGGGAATTGATCTTGCATCCTACCATCTACCCAAATCTCAAAGATTCCTGGCTTGACACCTCTAACAATTTTATATTCTTTACTTAAGATAGAGAACTCAATCTCAACAACAGTATCTCTCTCGTTTACTGTATTGATAAGTTGACTTCTTGAAATTTTTCTGAATGCTCTATTATACAAAGCAAAAGTCAGGGCATCCAAAATAGTGGATTTCCCTGTACCGTTATTACCTACGATTAAATTCGTTTTGTGTTGTATCAAATCAATTTCGGTGAAGGTATTTCCAGTAGACAGAAAATTCTTCCAACGAATCTTTTCAAACTTTATCATGAGGCGGGATTACACAGTCTTCTGAGGTAATGATGACATACTTATAATTATACAACTCACACGTCTTAATTGCAACCTCAGCGTCAACCTCAATGACCTTCAGTTCTGCATGGTCATCTGCTTCCAATAACCCTGCATATCGTGATGCGTCGTCTTCTTCTTCAAAAATATACAGTGCTTTGTCACCGTCATCATCAGTGACAGCATAAGCACCTTCTCCTGTCTGTTCTTGTAAGGCAAGAATGAACATCAAATCATTTCGCAAGCTTCCGTGTAAACTTCTTCTAGAAGTTTTTTGACCTTTTCTTTGTCTAATTCAAAGTCCGAGTCATCAACATATTTATTGAGTAGTGTTACGGTGTCTTCAATTTTTTCTCCATCAAAATCAACTTCCTCATCGTTGACTGATAGATTTTCAATGATCTTTAATTCATGTACATTTGCCTTGAATAGTTTGTCAATGAAATTTTCAAACTGAATTGGATCTGTTTTTTTACGAACAATAACCTTTACAATCTTATCTGTAAACTTAGTTGCATTAAAGAGAGCAGGATTTGTATCTTCGTAATGTATAACCTCAAAGATTGTATATGGATTTAAAATATACTCCATCTCAAAGGTTTCCGTATCAAGAATATGGAATCCTCTCTGGTCATCAACATCATTCCAATAAAGTTGATATGGATTACCGAGATAGAAAATATGCCCATCACTACTCTTTGTATGATAGTGTCCAGAGAACACATAGTCAAACTTATTGTAACATTCTTTATCAGCACCATGAGTTTGAACGTTACCTCTATGAAGTTTAAACCCATTCAATTCAAGATGGCCAAAGACTACTTTAGCTTTGGTTTCTTCCATCCTTTGCATGGTTTGTTCTTTGTTATCTGTGCAAATCCAAGGCACAGCAAACCACTTCAAACCATCTACTTCATAATCTCCAGCTTCTGTAATAGGAACAATGTTAGAATAATCTTCTAACAGAGATTCAATAGCATTGATCTCATTACTATTCTTATAATATGCATCATGATTACCAACAAGTTGCCATAGTTTGACATTCATCTTGTTGAGTCTATTGTAGAAATTCTTCTTCGCCCAATTCAAAGCCCAGAAGTCTACACTCCTCCTGTTATCAAAAGCATCACCCATATGAATGACTGCCTTAATATCCTGTTCTTCTAAGGTTGGGAAGAATACATCTTCATAGAACCGTTGAAAATAATCATGAAATGTTTTATTGCACCTACGTCCACCGAAGTGTGTGTCGGTAATAATAGCGACTTTCATTTACCACCAAATAGAGGAGTGCCTTTAATTGTACTACAGATAACTTTAAAGATAGATTGAGTTACAGAACCTTCAAACTCTTCAAACATAAACATGTTGAGTCTAAATGCATAGTTTGCTTCTGCAACAATCTCATTGACTGCAGAGTCATCAAGATTCAAGTCATCCAAAGCTTTACGATAACATGTTTTGAACTCCTTGGCATCAGGGATATCTTTAAAATCGTAAAAATTTAACCCTTCTCCTACTGGAGGATTCAAAGCCTTCTTGGCAATACCCTTTAAAATCTGTCCACCTGATAGGTCTCCAAGGTATCTGGTATAGTGATGACCGATGAGTGCTGTAGGTGGTGCCTCGTCAATTCTGTGAAGATATTGTTGAGTTGCCTGAGATGGACAGATATGTTCTCTCCAAGTAGGACCATAGTAATACTTCAAATCCTTTTCAATAGCCCTTTTCCTATGAAGTTCTGGAAAATAGATACCACTCAGAACTGGATCATCTTTTAATTTATCAAATCTCACCTCCATTGCGGAGTAGATATAATAAAAATTGGCAAGTAATTGTTTATATTGTTCTTGATTAAGAACTCCACGAAGGAAACCAGCGATAAACTTACCGTTTTCTGCTGCGTTATGGGACTCTTTAGTTCCCTGTTTTAATTCTACTGAGAGTTGCATGGTAAACCATCATATTTTTCTTCAAATTCAAGGAACCTGATACCCTTGAATCCACAATAAAGTGTCTTAATGTCAAAGTAATTGAAACCAGCGACATTACACTCATTAGTTAGTGTGCCTCCGATATTAGGGCCGTTAGGTCCATAATCTTCGGGTCTAATCTTTTCTTTCCATTGATAAGGAGTTGTAAGATCATCAGATGTGTGAGTATCTACCTGCATCGCATCAAAGAATTGATCGTCATCACAGGTGACACAATGTCTCTTGAGATTATCAGAAGCAATCTTAACAACTCTGTTCCAGAAAGGAGTATCATACTTAGATCCGAACTGATAGTGCAAGGACAAAGCATATTGATAGTCAATCATTTCTTGACGGAATCTATGATTTGCTTTGACAAGTGCATCATAGGTTTTCCTCTCTGCAAAATCACAGATGTCTTCGGAAAGAAGTTTATAATAATCAAGTGACAATGCTTGTAGTGGTTCAAGGAAGAACAGTCTATTACCGTTCAAGGCCTCCCACTTACTTACAATCATTTGTTTAGCGTAACGAGGTTTCCACTTGATTTCTTTGAACTCTTTATCCTCGCCGTACATTCTCTTGAGTTCGGCAACTGCCTCTTCATCTGTTGTATCCTTATCATTGTAAAGATAACCACAGTGACTTTCACCACCATTGAGTTCTGGGAATGGAAGTTGGAACTGCCATCCATGAGGAGTCGCACGGTGTACCGTATGATGGTACTGATCCATCTCAGGAATATGATGAAGTAGTGCCGAGTTTACAGTAGGCATCAAAGGTTCATCATACTGACTATCATCTCCACCCCAACCACTGCAATTTACAACGAAGTCAAAGGGTTTACCATTAATAGTAATATGGGTTCCATCAACCGATTCTTTATATCCTTCGTATTTCTCTGGGTGAAAAACGACGCCGCGCTTCTTCTCTAAAATCTCAATGACATACTGATTCCACCTTTGATTATCCAAGTGGAAAGCATTATGATTACTATTGAATGGGTGAGTAAACTCTCCACCATCACCCCATCCAATGAAATGGACGCCATTTTTATATGATACAATCTTATCATCAACGAATGTACCAATACACATACCAAGAACATCTCGCATTAAGCAAGAGATATGTGGAGTAGTAGATTCACCAACTCTAAGGAATGGTCTTTCTGGATCGTAAAAATGTTCAGTCTGGTGTCCTCGTCTGAGGAAAATCATGGAACAAACTAATGCACTTGTTCCCTTTCCGATGATAGCAATTTTCATTGATATAATTTAGATTGTACTGCGTCTTTAATAGAATTATAGTCTGATGAGTTTCCGTAGTCATTATCTACACTGAATACTTCATCATATCCAGACTTTTCAATGATCTTTGTACGGATCTCCATCTGTTTTTTCTCTTTCTGGATACGCCTCAGAAACGCATAGTGAATAATCTGAGTGAAATAAGCAAAAGGATTTGAAGACTTTTCAGGATTGAAGTTCTTAATATACTGAATACAGTTCTCGATACCATCGGAAACCATATCCTCTCGATACATATAGTTTACAAAGTTTGGTTTGTATGCAAGGTGGTTGCCGATTTTAGAGAAGCAACTTCCAAGATACTCATAACACCTTCTAAATTTCTTTGCAACAATACGATCTGGGTGTTCTTTGAAATATTTAATCGTGACACGATGATTTTCGTGACCGAGTTTTTCACCATCCCTAAAAAAATCTCGCAGTTCAATAACCGCAGCCAAAAACTGTTTGTTATTTACATAATGCTCCGATCTCTTCCTTGTCGATCTAATGGCCATACCATAATTTCCTTTATGCGTGGAACTAATTCCGTTGTATAAAGTATATCATAAAACCTTATGCTTGACAAGGTTCCAAATACTGTGTACAATAACTCTGTCAGAGTTCAGAATCAGTAGAAGCTTCTTTATTTTTATATATCTTCTCTAAGAGAAGCCTTGCGTTGGATACTGAATCTAGGTATCCCATTTTTTTAGTAACCTTGGTTCTTCCTTGGTTTTTTTGTTTTTGTCTTAAAAACTTCCTATAGGCGCGGACCATATCTCCATCGTCTTCTGCTTCTAGAACTGTTATCACTTTATCCATATTAATAACAATCATTTGGTCAGACTGACTTTTAATCCATGGGTCAATCTTGACACCTTCCATCCCATTCACATTTAAAGAGACTGTTTGGATTTGAACGGGATCAGTAAGCAAAAGAAGAGCACGGCCGTTTTCCTCAGTAGGGAGGATCTCAGCGAAGATTTCTTCTCCTGAGATTAGTTTTATCGTTCCGTAGAATTCTTCTTCCATACTTAATCCTTTAGTTTTATTTGAGTGAATTCATAATTGAAGTTTTCTTCATTGTAGATCTTAACCCTCTCAATGAGATGATTAAGTGTATAGTTCTTTCTTTGCCTGTAGGTGGCGTCATCTGCAACATCATATAAGACCGCCTTATTTTTGTTGTTGCCTTTTCTTAAGACCCTTCCGATGCTTTGTAAATTTCTGATCCTAGACTTACTAGGAGAAGCGAAAACAACATTGTGTAAATTTCTAATGTTTACGCCTGTCGAGAATGTTCCATATGATGCAACAATGATTGCATTAGACTCCGTGTCTACAATTTCTCGAACCTGTTCTCTCTCGGAAGCGTCTACACCTCCATGGACAAAAAAGACTCTTCGTCCATCTTCAGCAGCACTATTTATCAATTCATAAAGTACCTGTCCGTGGGTTTCTACTCTACTATAAAGTATCAGAGTGTTACCTTTCAGGTGCAGAGAGAGATTTTTAATGAAATGATTCCTTTGTTGATGATTGATTAGATATTGAATCTCATCCTCATAGGTCTCAAATTCTTGGGGCGGATGTTTTAACAAAAGAATTTTAATATCAAGTTTAGAAAGATGTCCCCTTTCAATAAGTTCCGATGTTTGCGTGATCTTGTAACTTGGTCCAAACAAACCTTCTAGAACCCATTTGTGAGTTTGCGATCCATCTAGAGTTCCAGTAAATCCATATCTGTATTTGGTATCTCTAAGTTTACCCATAATGCCAATTAGAGATTTGGATTTGAACTGATGTGCTTCGTCACCAATGACTACATCATATGGAGCAAAGAATTTTTTATCTAACTTATAAATGGATTGCCAAGTTGTAATAGTTACTGTTCTTGGATCAAACTTCTCCTTTCCAGAATAGATCATATGGCAATAGGAATCAGCATCCCAACCATAATCTATAAAGTCTTTATACATCTGTTCCACTAGTGAAGTTGTTGGAACTACTAGGAGAATTTGTTTTTTCTGTTCTGTAAAGTATCTGACGATAGAATAAATCATCAAAGATTTACCAGATGCAGTAGGCGAAATGAGAAGTCTTCGATTATATTTCAATGCATCATAAACACCATCAATTTGATAATCTCTGGGTTTATGTTTTGAGATACTAGTGATATAATCTTTTACACCCTCTTTCGAAATGCCATCATTCTTTTCAAATGGAGTTCCATAGAATTTACTATTCCTGAAACTTACTGTATAATCTGATTTTTTTGCCCATGAAACAATCTTGTCTAAGAGACCGACATATATTTCTCCCGTAGCTGTAGAGTAAAGACGGATCTTTCCATCCCAATACTTACTACGATATTGAGGCATGAACTTAGCGCCTGGTACATCAAAAGTGAAATAGTCTGCTAATTCTTGATTGATGTATGGTTCAGCTTCAACTGTCAAATAAACTTCGTTCTTCTTAGTAATAACAAGATCAGTCATAACCGCGAATAAACCTCTGCCATTCAATAGAGTTCTTAATCTGATATGTTCGATTAAGAATAGTTTTCAAAATACTATCGAGATAATTCAGCATCATTGTATGATACTCAACTTTTGTTACACACCTGATAAGTTCCTCATCTGCATCTAGATACTTATCTAGGTCTGCTTTTAAAACCTTGTAATTAAATGGTTTTTCTGCGTATACCTCTGGTGCAGATTTACCAGAGTAATACTCCCATTTTTCTTTTCTTAAAATTTTGAATTTGTTTTCCTGTGCCTTCTTAAGAGTTAGGACATTATTGTAGATCCTATAATACTTAGCGTGGAGGGCAGGGATTTTGGTGGATTCTAAATGCAGATCATCATTGTCGATTTTTGCATCTTCTTCCCATAACGATTGGATTTCATCAAGTGTCATCAGTTATCAAACTTACAATATCAAAGACAGTATACTTAAATGTAGCTTCTGCCACAATATAATTTATATCAGTATTCTGAGCGTCAAATTCAAGTTGGGTTAAGTCTGTAGGGAACATGTCCTTGAAGTTAACTCTTGCAATAGCATTCATACTACTATTGAAGATAACCAAACCACCATCAGAGAATGCTTCAGTATTCAGAGGAATTGCTTCATCCAGAGATTCAGGATAACCTAAACCTCTCATCCAGTTAGAAATCTCAAGATAGTTCTTTAAATTTTCATCTACCAGAAATCTTATACTGAAATCATTAAACACCAACTTATCGCCTGGAACAGGAATGTCTTTCAAGTATGTTGACTGTATGGCAACACCAAGATTGATAGAAGGAATGTTTGCAGATTGTGAAAAGAAATCTACTGTTGGTGCCTTTTGTAGATTAAACTTAAATCCAACAGGAGACAAAAAGTTCCTATTTCGGATTTGTCTATCCCAAGCAGTTAAGTTTCCAGATCCAGTAGTAGCCATGGTGACTTTTTATTATTATTTAGAACCATAAATTGAAAGACAAGGAAATCCTTTCTTCATCAGTATTATTTGGCTCTACAGAATGTTTTAGAGCCGAAGGGAAGATATACATGTTTCCCTCAACAGGGAACCTTGGACAATTATCTCCACCAATATATCTCTCATTTAGAAAAGCATTTCCATATGACATAACCTCTCTAGGATCATAGAAAGTTATATTTCCACAGTCACCTTCAGGAACTTTGACATAGTATACGCCAGATAGATCCGTGTTGGGATGCATATGTGCAATGTTATAACTTCCTGGGCCGTTGACATTTGCCCACCCACCAATTTTTTTAAGTTTTAATGTTGGATGAAACGGTAAACTAGGAAGTATCTTTTCAATAGATTCTGTTATCTCACTAAAGAAGTCCTTATCGTATAATACCTCACTATGCCATCCACCTCTATTTGATCTTACGCATCCAGAATCTTTTTCCTTGAGATCATAAATCTCTTTTTCAAGTTTCCGATTGTCAATATCAAAACTCATCTGAAATAAAGGGGTTTGGAAAAGCATTTGATGCTCCACCCCCTCACATATATGATGAGTAGGCAAATAGAATGGCATGACAAAGTATTTACTACCTTATGTAGGCATAAAAAAAGAGACCCTTTCGGGTCTCCTGAGAAGATTCGTGAAATGAATCACATAAGGTTTTGAACCTTGACTCTTCTGTAGTAACGGTTTGTGTTTGCTCTAAGGCGTCCAAGTCCTTGATCAGTTCCTTCAGCAAATGGGTTGGCAACAATACCGTAACGAGTCTTGAAGCCAATTTTTGGTTGGAAGGTGTCCTGACCAACTGCACGAACCATCTGAAGGGGAACGTATGGGCAGTAGAACAGTCCAGCGTCATAAGGAGAGGATCCTTTGTAACCAACAACGTAATACTGATCAGCAGCGTTGTTAGCAGCAAATGGGTCGATGTAGACCTTGAACTTACCAGCAAGTGTACCAGCGAAGGTATTGCCAGTGTCATCAACGTTAAGGTTAGCGTTGAGTGCAGGAGTGTAGTCAAGAAGTCCTGCCATTGTGAGTGCGGAAGCAACGTCTGCAGAGCAGAGAATTGTGTTGCCCTTTCCTCTACGAGTTCTTTGTGCAATCTGGTTCGCATCTCTTTCGATCTGGAACAGAAGTCCTTTGAACTTCTCAACAGACCAACGACCGTTGGAGTCAACGTCGAGGTCAAATGCACCAGCAGTAGCAGTGTTGATAGTTGCACCCTGTTCAGCAATCTTGTAGATTGTTCTGATAACTTCGCGGTTGATCTCAGCAAGAATCTCAGTAGAGAGAATGTTTGCGAGTTCCGCTTCAGCATTCAGACCGTGGATTGCCTTGAGGTCTTGAGCAAGTTCTAAACTGTACTCAGCTTTGAGGGCTCTGGACTTCGCAGTCACAGTAACTTTCTCAATGCTGAACGCCATTTCTTGGAAATGGTTGTTAGCGCCATCACCCAGTGCTTCAGACTCACCAGTGGCCATACCCTGACCAACGTTGTAAGCAGAAGTTGTAGCAGAACCAACAGGGTTAAGAACTGCAGGGTTAGAACCAGACTGAGAGTCTGTACCGAAACCAGCAGCTACGTCGGTCATACCACCAGTCAGAGACTGATCGTCGTCCTGACCAGAGAATGCAGTATCAGGCTCATTGAACAGTGCCTCAGTACCACTCTGGTTGGTGTAGCGAGAACGCATCGCGAAGATGAGTCCAGTAGGTCCAGACATTGGCTGAACACCAGCAAGGTCATAAGCGACCAAGTTTGGCATTGCACGTCTGATCAAAGAGATCAGAACTGGGTCGAAACCAGCAACAGGACCTGCATCAGCAGCAGAACCAGAGAATCCACCAGTTCCAGCGGAGTTGGTAGGAGATGCTTCACCAAGGAACTCAGCGTTCTCACGAAGCATTTGCTCTTGGTTCTCGAGCAGAGCAGCAGTTACGTTACGTCTGTGAGAATCGGAGATTTTATCGATTCCATCTGCATCAAGCAGTGGAGCCCACTTTTCAGTGAGTTGGTTATAATTGATTTGTTGTTGCATTGTTTGCTTACCTTGTGTTTCTTTGTTTAAAAGGTTTTAAAAATCACTTCTGAGCATTGAGTGCATTCAGATAAGCAGCCATGGAATTGGATACGTCACCAATTTCTTGATTTGCTTCTTCTTTTAACTCTTCTGCTACAGTTTCTTTCGGAGCACTAGTTTTCTTAGAGAAATATGCTTCTTTAAGTGTTTCTAGTTTCTCGCGATAGCTTTCTTCACTTTCAAACTCAACACCTTCTGCAAGGGAAGCAAGCTTTTCCTTTTGGGATACAGCTAAACCTTCTGCAACATTATTAATGATTGTTTGAGCAGTGGCGCTGCCTAATCTATTGTTTAGTGCAACGTTTCTCTCAATCTGCTCGTTGAGTTTTGTCTCCATCTCATCAAGTTTGTCTACCATAGACTCAAGTACATCGTATCTATCTTCAGGGATATTTACATAATGTGCTTCAAAAAGCTCTTTCATGCCTTCGAGGAAACTTTCGGTCATTTGAGTCTTGATGCCACGCTCGACAGCGATTGCATTTTCCTCTAACCATTCCTCTGCGACATACTCAAGGTAGGAGTCGGTACGCTCGGTGAGTTCAACCTTGATGGTTTCTACTTCCTCAGCGAGTTGTTTGTCGTACTCTTCCTGTAGAGTTTTAGATACTTCATCTACTTTCGCATTCAGAGCAGCTTCGAAAACAAGTTTCGCCTTTTCTCTGAACTCTTCGGAAAGTTCTTCGCCACTAAGAAGGGCATTTACATCCTCTTCGATAGCTAAATCGACATTGACTTCCGTTTCTGCTTCTGCAACTACATCTGTTTCAGTTGCTTCTTCTTCGGCAATTGTCTCCTCAGCTTTAGCTTCAGTCTCCTCTCCGTAACCAGTCTTCTTAAGACCAGCTGGCATTGGATCAGCTTTAGCAGCACCTTTGTTAACTACGTCTTTAACTTGCTTAATAGTCTTGTCAGGTGTCTTAAGCTTGTTAGAGTCGTCATCTGGCTTGGAGTTCTCAGGGGTAGGTCCACCGAGATCTTCGATTGCACCTTGATCAGGTACATAATTTGGTGCCTTTGGCATTGGATCACCAGCAGCGGCGCCAGAATTAACAGCGGTTTTGGATTGCTTAGTGCCTACTTCCATTTCCTGTAAATCCCCACTAGACATTTGAACTCTCCTTTTAATCGTTGTAGATATCGTAATCTATATTTATTTATAAATCAGAGATTTGACAGGAAAGACTGGAACAACTCCAGTTTCTTCTCGTCGAGTCTCTTTTGATCCACTAAGTTATTTATGATTTCCTTAGTTTCCTCGATCTTTTCCTCTACTTTAGCTTCAACTACAGCAGGGGTTTCGATCACTGCAACTGATTCAACAGGTGCAGATTCTGTGAATGTGTTGCGTGCTTTGAGGATTCCAGCATCCCAAATCCACTCTACACCTTCCATGATTCCATTTACGAAAGCATCTGGGGCAGAGGGATCTGCAACAATGTCAGCAGCAGTTGCTAACATGAAGTCCTCTCCAACAACCTTATAGCCTTCTTGTGTGTCACGAAGACTACCCATACCTCTTGAAGAAACTCCAAGAGTTACACCTTCGTCCAATAAGGACTTTGCAATAACACCCATAGGAGTGTCAAGCAGTTTTGCTTTACCTACAAAATTAGAACCCTCTCTTTGAAGAGAAGTAATTTTGTGGGAAACTCTATCCAGATTAACAGTAGGTCCCTCAGGGTGACCAAGTTCACCAAGAGCGCGTCCCTTAGAAATGAAAGACTCGGTGTATCTGTTTACTTCTTTTTCAAGAATTTCAACAGGATACATACGATTATTTCTATTCTTCAGGTTTCCTTGTAGGAAGACACCCTCAATATACATAGATTTCTTGCCGTCTTTTTCTTCGACAAGAATCTTACACTGTTCGATTTCTTCTGTGATGAGTTTCATTTTAAGTAAAGCTTAGTTTTCTTCTTCATCATCTGGAGTCTCTACTTCCGCAGTAGGACTTTCAATCTCTTCTTCCTCAGAAGAATCTGTTTCTACTTCAGCAGTAGGTTGTTCCGTATCTGCCTCAGCTTCGGCTTCGGTAGACGCTTCATCTTCAGTAGGAGTTTCATCCGTATAAGGATTAGGTCCACCGAACATAGAAGCAGTTACTGCAGGAGTAACAACGTCAACATTATCAGAAGCCTTCTTAGTCAAAAGGTCTTTGATCTTAGAATGAATTTCTGAAGGAGACTCATTCCCAGCGACCATATTAATTAAATCATCCATAATTATGTATTGGCTACACGCCTATTTATCACTTTATTAGATTTCCCCGCCTTGTGGCATCTCAGGAGCCTCTGTGGCACTACCATCTACTTCAGGTTCTGTGACAGGTTGTCCCATATCCATACCCATTGCTGCACCCATCTCGGCTTGTTGTGCAACAATAGGATCCATGATCTTACCGTCTTTAATTTCTTTTTCAATTTCTTTGTCCATCTCTTCAATTTCAGTATCAGTGAATTTGAGGATGTTTCTTCTTACATAACCAGTAGAGAAGTATTTTCCGAGATATGGTTCAACAGCACCTACAACAGCCAATCTCTCATTCATCAACTCAGTTTCTTTGAGTTCAGAGAAATGGTTATCGTATACAAAGTCATATTGAATATGATCACCCAAAGTCTCCCAGTCTTCAGGAGAAACAATGTTTTTCAGAATAAGTTGAGTCTTCAACATGTCATTAAAGACTGTAGAGAATCTCTTTCTCATTCTTCCGACGAACTTAGTAAACTTAATTTCGTCTCTTAAGATTTCAGAAGAACGACCAAGATTGAATCCTTCACCAGATCCAGCAATACGAGATTCAGGAACACCTAATGCTCTGTATAGTTTCTTCTGGAAGTATTCAATATCAGAAAGTTCACCAAGATTTTGTCCGCCAGGAAGAGTTGTAATCTCAGTACCTCTTCCTCCTTCACGACGAGGTAACCAGAAATCTTCAAGCATACTCATATGCTTACGATCATCTTTAACCTCACCAGTAGATGCGTTATAAACCAGTTTATTGCGATAACGGTTCATAACATCACGCAGATATTGTTCTGCTTTGATCTTAGGTAAGTTACCTACATCAATATAGAAAATTCTTCTTTCTGGAGCACGACTCAACCTGTAGATAACAAGAGAGTCTTCAATCATTCTAAGTTGATTGAGTGCCTTGATTGACTTGTGTAAGTAAGAAAGAATAGTCTGTTTGTTTCTGTCAACCAAACCAGAATGACAGAAAGTGATTGAGTCAGGAGCAATCTTGACTTTTGCCAGTTGGTCTTTAAAAGCTGGTTGACCAATACCACCAAGATTATTCTTTGCTGCTCCTACTTGTGGATCATAAAGATAATACTCTTCAATTTTTGGTGTCTCTACATTCTCTGCCCCTACTGCTTGTCTAACAACAGTATTCAGACTTTTATCATTTTTCTTAAGTTTACGAACAAACTTAATTTTAAGTGGATCAATATATCTTACTTCTTTTAAACCTTCTTCTGGAGCATTGACATCAATTACCTTATGGTAAAAGACTCTACCATCAATGTACCAATTTCTTAAAATCTCATGACATTTTTTATCGAAGTCCAAGAGTTCCTTCACTTTAGTGAACTCTTCTCTAATCATTTTCTTTAAAGAATCCGACGCAGGAAGGTTCTCCAAGTCAATCTGGACAGGAGAATCGTTCTGGTCGGATACGATTGCTTCATTTATAATATCTTCAATGGCACTATCCACTTCGGGATGAAGTGCCATTTCTCTATAACGTTTGATGAGATCAGCTTCGGACTTATAAACTCCGTCGATGTCTACATACTGCCCATAAAAACCACTAGAAACATAATAGTCGGAAGAGTCCTCGTCAGTTCTGGGAACAGGGGACACAATACCTTTAGATTTGTCCTTGGACTCATCCTCTATTTTAAAACCAAATAATTTAGCCATGAATCAAGTTGTATGGGCTTTACCCATGTATTTAGTATGGTTTCCTACTCCCCTTGTGAATCACCAACTGCTGGCGAAACTCCAGTAACGATAGATTGCTCCTCAGAGTCAAGAATAGTCTTACCATTCTTATCAAGAGCATCCCACCATTGAACCTGAAGATCTACTGTAAACTCTTCAATAGTATCAGAGTTATCGTAAGAAACTTCAATAGCACCAACAGATGTTGGGAATACACCATGGAAAAGATAACTCTTAAGAACTGGTACGTTCGAAGATGCTACAATAGGAACACCCTTAGGTGAAACTTTTTTTGTGCTTGCAAGAGTGTTTCTACCGAGTTGATGAACTCTAGCGTCAGCTTGATATTGTCTGGGGTTAATGAAACCAGAAGCATTGTCATGCTTATTGATTCCATTCATCCATCGTTCAAAAGCATTTCTGATGCCAAAGTCGATGTCGTTGATGATGGTAATTGTCCAAACATCGAATGTTCTATCCCCAGCAATCTTAAGGTTCCTTCCTCGGAAGGGAACCTCGATTACGTTGATGTTAGATGCAGGGAGATTCGCGGCCTTAACCATGAATCTTGCAGCTGCCGCTGCAGTTTCACCCTTGATGTCATCTCCAGAATCAACAAAAGAAGGGAATTGAAGTTCGACTTCGAACAGATTAGGTCTCGCAGCACCACCGATCAATTTCGATTTGAAATCCTCAATGGTCCTGTCTGCGATATCGGGATGATTTTTTGAAAAGTTAGCCATCGTTAAAGATACCTCTAGTGGATTTAGTTAAGATAATTGATCAGACAGCACCGATCACTTCATCGAAGCTGATACCAGATCTCGTAGCAACGAATGTAAGACCGATGAAGTTAATCGATCTTGCAGGCTTGACGAAGATGTCAGCCTTGAACTGGTTAGCGTCAATGATATCGGGAGTGTTATTAGTTTCGTCGCAGATTACTACGAAGTCACTAATACCTCTCTTCGCTTTAACATCGCGAAGATAAGGTTCAACGATATTGAGGAAGTTTGTTCTTGTAAGAACATCGTTAAACTCAAACAGTTGAGCTCTTGCGGCTCTCTCGATAGTTGCCTCAATAGTGAGGAACAGGCGACGAACGTTGATTCTGTCAAAAGCAGATGCAACTTTCAGAGCAGTCTTGTCACCAAACAGAACCATGCCAGCTCCAGGGCTGAACATGACTGGGTTAATTCTCTTAGGATAGAGAAGATCTCTTTGTGCCTGAGAAGGATTGTATGCAAGTTTAATTGCATTATTAATTGTTCCTCTCTGAGCACCCGCTGGTGAGAACCAAGGGAAAGAGTTGATGGAAGTTCTTGCCATCAATCCAGCGATGTCACCATTCAGAGGGATGTATCTGAATGTATTGTTGAATCTGTCATACATGTACTTGTATCCAGAGTCAAACACACCGTAAGAAGTAGAAGGCAGAGCATCATAGAACTGTACGATGTTTGCAGTCTGTGTATCTGGATTTGTAACATTAACAACTCCAGCTCTGTGTGGAGAGATACATGCGATACAATCCTTACGAGTTCCTGCAATCTGCAAGAGTTTTGCAGCTTTTGCTTGTGATTCGTAAATTGTAGATCCACCTGAAGGTCCATTAATCAAGAAGTTAATAGAGTATTCTGCAGGGTTGTCTAAAACAGAGTATCCCGATACAACATCACCAAGTGCTACATCGAATCTATCAATACCACCGTAATCGTTACCGCTTTCCATTGAGTAGGATTTAGCACCGATTGCGTTGTAAGTAGATCCTTGTGCATTTGTACCCCATCCACCAGTGCTATCTACTGTATATCCACTCATAGTAGTGAACTTAACACCGATACCACTATGAGCAGCACCAACAAAGATGTAATCAGAGAAGTTAGCGATGTAGTCTTTGTAGTAAGTAGCAGTAGATGGTGAAACTTTTGCGTCAGCAGCCTTAGAAAGTCCAGTCCACTTCTCAACAATGTTTCCTGCACTACCTGTTACATCTCCAGTGTCATCAACAACTACGACATGGATTTCATCATGTTCACCGTTTCTCTCGCCAGCATACTCAGAAGTCTTAGGACGTTCTGCAATACTCTTCCAGTAAACTGTGCTATTACTTAATCCAAGAGTCTGATCATTGTACCAGTCCCTTACAGTATTGATGTCAGAAAGGAGAAGTCCTGTTCCGATTCCAGACTTAATAATGAATGTGGTATTTGCCATACCAACACCAGCAGTCTGGTCAAGAATAACGCCTGGGTTTGCAGCAGTCGTGAAACCAACAACATTTGCAGTTAATGTTCCGTTAAGTGACTTAAGTTCATCACCGAAAGTAACATATCTGCTATCGAAACTATCAAGAGTTACGATAGAAGAACCAGAACTAACAGATCCACCGAATCTGTTTCTTTCAATTTGCTGTTCTGTTCCAGAGTTGTTGTAAATTCTGTATCTGTTTTCGAAGTTGTCAAGACCTTGAGTTCCGATTCCAGCAGCTAAGTTAGCATCGTAACCTAAGAATGCATTGATTCTACTTCCTTCTTCATAAGCAACACCAGACCACTTGTTGTCATTGTAAGTGTACTTAGAAGTCAGTTTGACATCAATCGAACCTGAGTTGATTTGAGTAATGATACCTTTAAGATATCCTGTGTGAACTCCAACAGTACCGTCAGACATTGCGACGGATGTGGAGAATCCAGCAGTGATAGCGTATCCTACTACAAGACCATCTGTACCAACTCCAAGTCTTTGATCTGCAAGACCGTCAATGATGCAAACTTTTAAGTTATTTGACCATGAGCCTGGATTTCTAGCAGCGTAATGCCAATCCTCGTCAGTAGTGTGATTTGTGTAGTAATCCTCACTGGATAAAATCTTTAAATTAGTTACTGAAACAGAAGAAGGAACGTTCGCATTTGCGAGTGTTGCCCCATCAGTTCTAATAACTCTTAATACACCACCATATGAAAGATATGAAGAAGCAGTGTGCCAATATTCGTACTGTCCGTCAGCAGAGTAAGGCTTACCAAACGTATTAAGCAGATCCTGTTCTGTTTCAACTAAGATAGGTACTCCAACTGGACCTTGGGAAAAAGGACCTGCGATTGCACCAACCTGATCATTAATGTCGTCAATTCTGCCAATAGTTAAGTCAACTTCTCTTACCTTGACTCCTGGTGATACTAAATTTAACGCCATGTCTTAGTCCTCTGAAGAAGTTCATTTCTCTGTTATTATTTAGAAATTGCTACTTTTTCACTGGGGAAACAATGCGTGAACCCTTTACCAGTCAGGATATACGTCTGGCAGGTTGCGTCTTCGTTTTAACTTAACTCTTTGTTTGGTACATTCCTTACATTCATATGAATAGGCTGATCTATTCGCTCTGTTCCTTCTTGTTAGATAAAAATCAGATAGAAGAGACTTTACTTTACCACAAGACCTACAAGTCCTTTCCTGTAAATACAGATGTTCTAGGTCAAATTGATCTTCGAAATCCATTACTTCTCTGCGGCATACAATGCAAACGTAGATGTTGTGATAACGGTCATCATGTTAGCAATATGTTGTTTATCTGCCTCTCCGCACTTATTATCTTTAGCAGTAAAACAACCCACTATAGTTGCTGCTACTATTGCCAGTTGAAAAAAGATAACGAATCTTATTAGGTTTATAACTTGTTTTTTAGAATCCATTAGTAATACTCCCACATATAAGACCTATCACCATATTCATCAACATTCCATCTGTCCCCATCGCCATCTACAAATGATGTGTCATCAAGACCATCACTCATAAACCCAAATGGAGCCATATCTTGTTCGATCTGATTCTTTTGTTCATCATATAATCTTTTACGAATATCATCATCCGTCATCTCCTT